TTAAGAAAAATGAAAGTGATTATTATAATCACAGACAAACTCATTATGATAGAATGAATCCAGAATATTTAGAAAAAGATACTTGTGAATTTACTCACTTTAAAGATAAACTTAATGATTCATCCATTGCTGATAGATTCTCTGACCCTAATTTATTAACACCATTTAAAAATAATCCATATACTCAATCATTAGAATCATTCGCATATTAAAAAAATATAATATTATATATATGGATAATTATTTTTCATTAAAATATATTATATCTTTTTTTATTGGTATTATAGTATATAAATTAATACAAAATAAATGTTCTTGTGGTATAATAGAAGGACAATCAGCTGATGACGAAAATATAAAAGAAAGTATTATAAATTTTTTAAAAAATGAAAATAATGAAAAAATTAGTTCATTAATAATTAACTTTGCAAAGGTAACTAATACCCTTGATGATGAGCCAGATATTTTAATGGAAAAATTATCTGATATTCAATCATTATCAGAATTAGGTAATCCATATCATTCAGAAGCATTAGATTTAGTTGATTTAATAATTCAAAACTTTCTGAAAATGGATCCTCAAATGTTAAAAAATCAAATTGATATTTATTTCGTATCAGATCTAGGTAATATGTGTCAAACAGATATTAATTTATATTTAATGATGGGGGCTTATATGTTATATTCTAATTCTTATATTACTTCTGATTCTAATATAGATTCGGATGATTTTGTCAAAATATTAAATATATCAAATAGATTATCAAAATATCTACCAGATATTTTAGAAAAAGTTCAAACATTATATGAACTTTGTCCCGGTGAACCAGATAATACTTATGATAAAAATAAAGCTGAAATATTAAATAGAATTTATCATAGATTATTTAAAAATAATGAAACAACTATTAATTTCAATGGTTTTGATAAATTAATTCAAACTTTAAAAACAACTAAAACAATTTATATTGCATTATTTATGATATGTTTCACATTTATTATAGTTAAATTTATAGGTATTTTTAATATGGGTAATCAATAAGTTATTCCTTTACTCTTATAATATTCTTTAATAACCTTATTTATATCTTTTTTTTTATCATAATTATTTATTATATTATAATTAATTCCCATATTATATTTTTCAGTTGCTAATATTATCCCATTTTTTATATAGATTTTTTTTAACATATATTATATATATAATGAAAATAGACTCACAAACTATTTATATTATTATTATTGTAGTATTTTTTAACTTATTACTTTTAAATATATTTAGATTACAATCAGATATAAATAATGTTTCTAATGATAACAATAAAGTTTTAGAAAAATCTAAAACTAAATCAACTAATAAAACTAATATTGATAAAATTATGGGTAATGGTATAGATAATAATTATAAAAAATATAATGATAAATGTGATAATAATATTATAGGTGATATCCCTGATCGATTAAATAAAATAGCCAGTTTAGTTCCTTTAGATGTAAATAAAATAGATGATACAGATGCTGAGTTCATTTCTAAGTTTAAACAAGTCGAAACTATTTAAGTATAATTTAATAATTAATATTGAAATTAACAATGGATCCTCTATTATTAAAACAAAATATTGATAAAAATAATTTCAATGTTTTTATACGAGATTTATCTGTAACTCTTAATAGCAATTTAAAACATATCATTGAAGATACTATCACTAATACCCCTGATAATAATAAACATAAAAATAATAAACATAAAAATAATAAACAAAAAAAACAAGTTATTAAAAAAAAAGATTTAATTATTGCAGAAAATCTAAAAAAAAATGCTTTAATTAAAATTAAAGATGATCTATTAAAAGTAGATTTTTTATTTGATAATAAAGATATTAATTATCCATTTAATTCTATTAAATTATTAAAATCTAAAGAAGGTATTGAAAAAATGAAATATCTTTTATTAGATTTTTATTGGAATCATAAAGATAAAAAACAATTTATGAATTATATTATTTCATTATATTATCAATTAAAAGATACTGAAAATAATGATTATAAAGATCTGATTATAACTATAGGTGATAAATTACAAAAATATGAATATAAACTTTATATGATGAAAGAATTAGGATATTTATTACCACCATTAAATTTTTGGGATAATCCTGAAAAGAAATTAGATGATTGGCAGAAAGAAGTTATTAATATTGTTAATAAAAAAGAATCATGTATTGTTAAAGCTCCTACATCGGCAGGTAAAACATGGATTGCTATGAGTACAGGTATTATTCATAAAAAGGTCTTATATGTTTGTCCTGCTAAACCTGTTGCATATCAAGTTGGTTCACATTTTATTCATATGGGATATAAAGTTCATTATTTAGTTGATAATTTATCTAATAATTCATTTGATAATAAAACTAATATATTTATCGGAACTCCATATGAAATTGAAAATAATTTACATAGAATAGGTATTCATTTTGATTATGCTGTATTTGATGAAATTCATAATCTTAATAATAAAACTGATGGTGATGTATATGAAAATTTAATTAAAATATTACAATGTAATTTCTTAGCATTATCGGCAACTATAGGTAATATTGAATTTTTAAAAGATATATTTAATAATATTAATAATAATAATAAAAAAATTCATTATGTAGAATATAATAAAAGATTTATTAATCATCAAAGATGGATTTATAATAATAAAACTTTAGAATCTATTCATCCATTATGTTCTACAAATATAGAAGATTTAAATGATAATTTTATAAATAATTCATTATCTTTTACACCAAATGATTGTGCTACATTATGGGAATGTATTGAAGATGTTTATGATTCAGATGAAGAATTTGAAACAATTATTGAAAATATGTCTCCTGATGAATATTTTACAGAAAATAAACTATTAACTTTAGATGATTGTTCTAAATATGAATCATTTTTAAAACAATTTTTAATTGATAATAAATCTAATAATAATATTAATAATATTTTAGATAATCTCAAAAGTAATAGTTATAAAAATAATAAAGAAAATATTATACCATTTTTAAGAGAATGTAAGAAAAATGATATGTTACCTATGATTGTATTTAATACTAATGTTGAAGTATGTAAAGATATTTTCTATTATATTTATGAAAACTTAGCAGAATCTGAAAATAAATATTATCCATTTCATTATATTATTTTAGAAAAGAAACAAGAATTATTTGATAAATATTTAGAAGAAAGAGATAAGTTTAAAAATAATATAAAAATAGATAAAAAATCTAAAGATCCTTCAACAGATATTAATACTAAATTAGAAAATTATGATAGAAGATATAAAGAAAAATATAAAGAAGATATTAGTAATTTTTATTTAAGTTGTTTAAATGATATAAATAGATCCAATGTAGATAAATCTATTAAAATTATTCAAAAAAATAATTTACAAAATGAATATAAAATATTTACAGATAATCCAGATTTTTGTGAACAAGATATATTTAAAAAACATGAAGAATTTTGTTTTACTATGGATGAACCTATGTCGGGTGAAACTATTAGAGGTATTCGAAGAGAAATTATGAAAACTTTAGGTGTTAAAATATCATATGAACATCCTATATTTCAGATGTTAAAAAGAGGTATAGGATTATATATTGAAACTATGCCTGATGAATATAAATGGATTTTACAAAAACTATTATCACAAAGGAAAATTGGGGTTGTAATATCAGATAGAACTTTATGTATGGGTATTGATTTACCGGTTAGAACTATTACATTAATGGAATATGAAGGTAATAATGAATTTTCTAATGAAGACTATCAACAAATGAGTGGACGAGCCGGTAGAAGAGGTCAAGATAATAGAGGAAATGTTATATTTTATGGTGATATTGATCATTTATCTTTAATGAAAGGTCATTTACCTAATATTATTGGATCTGATAATAATATTAATATGAACTATAAAATATTATCAAAAATTAATAGTTCTATTAAATCATATAATATTAATAAAGTATTTGATTATTTTATTAATACAGATAGATCTATAAATAATTGTAATATTCAAGTAGATAATAATAAATTATTATGGTATTTAAGATATTATATAAATGCAAATAATTTTATAAATCAATTAGATGATATTGAATCATATTTATTTATGAATAAAATAGATACAGATATTTATATTTTAAAACATATTTATAATTTAATAAATTCATTGAATGTAGATACTGAATATAAAAGTGGTACAATAAATAATGATATTTTAAATAAATTAAGTATATTTAATAAAATATATGAAGTTATTATAAATATTTATAATAATTTAAATAAAGATAAATATTTATTTATTAGACAAGCATTATTTCTTATATATGAAAATATTAGATCTATTATTATTAAATATAATGGATTTCAATAATTTAAATATAATTTTTATATATAAGTATAATGAATTATTACGGTTATCATTATCATGTTGAAGAAGATAATCAAGATAATATAATTAATCAAGATAATATAAATAAAGATAATATGAATCAAGGTAATATGATTGATAAAGATAATATGAATGTTACAGAAGTTGCTTATGATAATAGATATAATGGATATAATGAGATATTCACATCAGTATTATTAATAAGTTTTATGACTGGTGCATTTATATATATAGGTAATTATACATATTTAAAATTAGTAAATTTTTTTAATAGAAGATATAATATAGATAATAGTTTAACAGAAAATATAAATGTAGATAAATTAGATAGTGTAGTAGTATTAAATAATTTACCTGAAAATGAGTGTTGTATATGTTTAGATAAATATAAAGAAAATGATATTTTAATTAAATTAAAATGTAATCATATGTTTCATAAAGAATGTTTAGAACCATGGTTTAAAAAATCTAATAGATCTTGTCCATTATGTAGATATAAAATTATTAATTAACATATGCTAATTTACCTTGACCCGATAATACTCTTAATACATTATAATTAATAGCGTATACTGTTATAGTTTGTGAAATATCTTCACTATCTCTAGGTGTGCATACCAAATAAAGATTATTTATTGCTGATAAATTAATCGTTCCAGAAGGTTGGTGATCTTCAGGATGTAAGCAAAATGAATATACAGCTATAGAGTTTCTTTCAGTTACTCCACCATATCCTGTATGATAATCATTTATTTGTTGTTTAGTAAAATAACTAGTATCTCTAGGTGTGAATCTATCATTAGAATTTATTTGGATATTCCAATTACCTTTTAAAGGTCCAGAATAACTGGCACTATTACCATCACCACTAACCCAAATTAATTCTTTAACTTGATTTTTTAATGTTAAATTATTTGTTTCATCAGTTAATCCTTTTCTTATTTGTAATTGTTCTATTAGATATTCATGAGATATTTGAGAAAATCTTCTACGTTCATCTGTATCTAAAAATATGAAATCAACATATAATTCCATTGTTGCTGTAGTATCCATTAATTCTTTTATTTTTAATTCAATTGATACTTCATCATATTGTAAAGCAATTAATGGTAATGCTAATCCTATATTACGACAAAACCAGAATTGTAATGGAGTATATATATAATGATGTGTATTTTTAAATAAATAATCTCCATAATCATTGACTGTTGTTGCAGATGCTGATGTTGTGATAGATGCATTATTTGTAAAATTAGGAATTAGTATTGCATTATTGTTTAATCCGTCAATATTAGAAGGATTATTATTAGTAGAACTAGCATTATAACTAGTTCCATCATGCCATGGTATAAATTCATATGATCCTACACCACCTGCCATCGTCATCGTTTGAAATTTAGTTGCTGTGTGATGAACATTATTACCTGTTTCATGTCCCATACCTATATTTGGTGCTGAATTCATAAATAAAGCATTATGTGCAGATGTAAGATTACCATATTCATTTTTTTCTGTTAATTCAGCATATGTTTCTAAAAAATTATTCGTATGTTTATCTATTATTTGAGTACCAATTTTTATATCCACTTCTTTTATAAAATCATATCCATAATTTATAAGATTCCCAGTTAATACTGTATTAGTATTTAATCTTTGTTGTATATACATTTTATGTATTAAATCACCTTTCCTATCAATTCTAGCTACAAGTGTTACTCCATTCGCAATACTATTATCCCATGTTTGTAATATAGATTCTATTGCAAAATTAGTATATCTTCTATATACTACTTTAAAAAATGTAATTTGTGGATTACCAGTTAAATATATATCTTGAGCACCTTTGGCAGTTAATTGTAATAGTCCTCCAACCATATATAATATATTATAATATATTATAAAAATATGAATTGAATAACTTATTCAAGATTATTTATTTAAATTAAAAAAAAAAAATATATTATATAAATGAAACTATTTTATATATTATTAAATTTATTATATATTAATTCTCAAGTTATTACAGAGGTCTGTATTAATTGTATAAATAGACAAATTATGGGTGAAAATATCGACTGTTTTCAAGAATGTAATGAAATGAATAATAATTGTGATTTATATACCGTATGTGATCCAGATAAAAAACTTATTAAATATAATGATATTTGTTATTGTGAAGATTATATTGATTGTAATGAATATTTTTGCACTCAAATTTCAGAAGTTAATACAGAATCTAAATTAATTTCTTATACAACATATGAATTATCTTTATTATTAAAAGGTGATGCCAAGAATATATATATATTATATGGCGATGAAGTAAATTATATGATTATTCCTGAAGCGTATCAAACAAATTTATTAGCAGGTGTTGATATAGGAGGAATTAATAATATATTATTAAAAAGATATGATGAATCTAAATATGATTCATGGATCACGATACAAATTGATGATGGGGATATTATGGGTCGATTATCTACAATTGGAATTGATTATAATTCTTGGGATATATCTGATCCATTAATAATAGATAATGGTGCTATATTCTTAGATGAACCCCTTAGACAATTATCTAATAATAATAAATATTTAATTGCTCACCTAACTCTTTCAGATTTTGATTCACACCAAGTAAAATTTAACGTTGGTGGTAAAACTGATATATCTTTAGAAACAGCACAAAATCCTAATATTAATAATAATTTTCGCGTCATAAATGTTACATTTAATATAAATAAAAAAAATAATATTGGTGATAGTCATTAATTATATTTTTATAAATTCGCCATATGTAATTGAATAATATTATCCTCTATATCATATGTTTTTACAAGATAATCTTCTATTAATACTCCTTCTGATTTATTATATAACATGATATTATATACTTCTTTACATTCTTCTGATTTACTCTTATAAATCTCTACAGGATCTTGCCATACATTAGATCCGAAATCTACCATTTTATGATATGGTGTAATCCGAAGATTACCTAATTTAACAAGTTTCTCTAAACCATTCTTACACTTATGAACTAATATTTTTGAAACAATATCAGTATTAATATATTCTATACCATTAACTATATTCACAGATAGAACTTCATCACCAGGTTTTAGATCCTCAATATATTTAAAAGTATTGTCTGAAAGTCTGACACGTGTTCCGATCGCTACACCAGACATATTATTTTGATTTATAAATTAATTTCAGTTATAATTTCAAATTTACTTCAACTGATATGGTAAGAAAAAAAATAGAATAGTTCCTGTTATAATCGCTACAATACCTTTAAAATATGAAGGTTTGTTATCAAATATACCTATCTCATTACTAAAAGATAAAATAGCGAACATTACACCAAATGAACTAATCCATAACCATATATTTTTCTTAATATTTTTTTTTAGATCTTCTATTACATCTACCATTATATATATATTATATAATATTAATAATTTGTTCTATTCTATTTAACATACTTTCAGTTATAATTATTTTCTTCCATTTATTCAATAATTTAATTATTTCTTCTTTATGAATAATTATATATTCTTTACATTTTTCTTTAATATCTTTTTTCATTTTAATATTTAATAAATCATCAAATTCTAAATCTAAACAATGATCATCTATACTATATACATTAACTCCATCAGTTATAAAATTTCTACAACAATGATCATTCGCTCCAATAACTAATCTAAATATATAATTCTTAAAGAACTCCATAAAATTATCTTCATTTATATTATCAAAATTATAATTATTATTTACACCATTATAAATATATACATTATCTTCTAATTTACTAGTTTTTAATTCTTTCTTATTAAAATCATAATCTAATAATGAATCCGATTTCATCCAATTCTGATTAAAGAGGTTTATAAATGAAACATTTAAATGATTTAATCCTAATGATTTTTTTAGATTTTCTGATCTCATAATCTGTTTTCTCATACCAATCGACATAGGTCCTTTCAAAACATACTTTTTATTATCCTCTAAAGAAGTCGCAAAATATACCTGAGCCTTATATTTACTAGTAATTAGTTGTATTTGAACTACATCTTTATATCCAGGTATTTTCTTTTCATATATATCTTTTTTACCTTCTTTCCATAATTTATACAATATCTTAGTTTTACCATTACCTATATTTTTTTCATCATCTAAATATACTTTCATACATTCTTCCGCATATTTATCACCATTTTCATAAATATTTTCATTCACTATTAATGAATTATCAAAGAAAAATTTATATCCCTTAGTTCCTCCCGATACATGTTTATCCATTACCCAGAAAGGGATATTACTAAATTTTCTTTTCTCTATACTATCTAAATCAATATCTAATGAATATTCTTGATTTAGTTCAGGTCTTCGTTTTATCATAATATATGAAGCCCATACTAAATTATTCTTACCACTAAATGAATATAATTTATTATATTCTTTCCCAATATATTCACGAACTTTTTTATAATTATCTGTTCTAATAAATTCGGTCATTTTAATAGCCTCAATTAATTCTTCATTATCTGTATCAATATTATTCATAGCATAATGAAGCGATAATCTACTTAACCACGCAGAATCATGCGTTTTCTTCATTCTACAACATATTACTACATATTTATATAGTTCTTCATCACTACATTCCATGATCTCATTCGATAGTTTTAAATTACAGATATCTTCATTCGTAACATATACTAATCGTTTTCTTAAAGAATTAGGTGTTCCCTCATTATATAATATATCTGAATAATATAAACATTCTTCTTCCATTCCTCTTCGAATACATTTCTGAATTATAGAATATAACAATCCTATACTTCCCTCAGATGTTTGTTTTCTTAGAAATGCCATATTTATTTATTTTATATATCTTTAACCTTTATTTCAAATTTAATTAAGAACATGTAATATCTAAATATTTTAATGTATTAGTATTGACACCAAATAAATAATGCAAAATTATTCCTAATACTAATAAACCTATTGTTGTTAGAACTAATGGGATATCTGTTAAATATGTTAGCAATATTGCTCCTAATATTGTTAACAGATAATCTACTAATGCTGTATTTAAAAACCTATAACTATGAACTCCTTTCCCTGCTTCACCAAATATATCCTTATATTTACTGAATATACACATTATATAT